CATCTCCTGGAACCTCGAAGACGCCAACGGCAACCCGATCCCGGTGAGCGCATCCCGCGAACGCCCCCACCGCCTCATCCTGCGCCTCAACAACGCCTACGTCGAAGCACTCACGGGGGTCCACAAGTCCGACCCTTTGCCCGACAGCTCCACCTCTGGCGAACCCTCCCCGGCGCCCGCAATTCCGATGGCTCCCTTGTCGGAGAACCCGGCGAGCTAGCCCACGCCCGCTGGGTCCTCGGCCTGCTGCGCCAGTTCCCCGGCTACACCTACACGACGCTCATGCAGGAAGACACCCGCTTCCTGCGCCTGCTCGCTGTCGAAGCCCTCGGCACACCCGACGAACCCGACACCCTGGAAGGAGGCGACACATGGCCGGAGACGATGTAGACATTCGGGTCCGGGCTACCAGCGCGCAGGCGCAGCGGGCGTTCCGTGACCTGAAAGACCAGGTCGCCGGGCTGAAGGGCGCGCTGATCCCGCTCGCGTCGGCGGCGGTCCCGGTCGCCGCATCCATGACGGCGGTGACGGCGAAGGCGGGCGGCGCAACCCTGGCGGTGGCTGCGTTCGGTGCTGCGGTGGCCGGGCAGGTGTCGCATCTGTCGGCGGCAGCGGACGCGCAGACCAAGTACTCGGATGCGGTCGTCAAGTCAGGGCGCGGGTCGAAGGAAGCAGCCGAGGCGCAGCGGGCGATACAGGCCACGCTCGCGGCGATGCCCGTCTCGACGGCACGGGCCGCGGTCGGCCTGCAAACGCTGAAGAGCGGCTTCCAGGACTGGTCGGACTCCATAGCCGATTTCACGATGACGCCGGTGGAGAAGTCGTTCACGCTCCTCAACGAGCTGGTGCCGAAGCTGACGCCGATGGCGCGGGGCGCGTCCGAGCAACTGGACCGACTGGTGACAGTCGCCGGTGGCGCGGTGGGATCGCCAGGCTTCGACGCGTTCTCCGACCGGGTGTCCACCTTCGCGAACTCTGCGCTGAAGGACGCGGTCGACGGGATCATCGGCTTCTCGCGGGCCTTGTCCGAGGGGCGCGCGGACGGCCCGGTCAAGGCGTTCATGGACTACGCCGCACAGAACGGGCCCGCCGTGCGGGAGACGCTGTCCACGCTCGGGGACGCGGTGGCCACGCTCGCGGAGGCGGCCGCGGACGCCGGCCCGGGGATGCTCACCCTCGTGAACGCGGCGGCCGGCCTGGTGGCTGCTCTGCCGCCCGGTCTGGTCACGGTGCTGATGCAGACCGCGGTGGCTTTGAAGGCCGTGTCGCTGGCGGGTGCGGGCGCGGCGGCGATCGCTAGTGGTGTGGCAGCGCTGGGGGCGCGGATCACCGCGTTGGGCGCGGCGTCGGCTGCTGCGGGCGGTGGCCTGGCGGGGTTCAACGCGGCGTTGAACACGCTGGGTACGGGCGGTAAGGCGATGCTCGCGGCCGGTGCTGTGGGGGCGCTGGTACTGGTCATGCATCAGTTGTCGGACAACAAGGCGCCGGTGGCGGTGGATGAGTTGTCGACGTCGCTGAACACTTTGGCGACCACGGGCCAGGTGACGGGCGCGTTGAAGGGCAACTTCGACGAGATGTCCGCGAGCATCGCGATGGTGTCGAAGGGCGCCTCCGACAACAAGTTCTTGCAGCTCACCTCCGACATGGGTACGTGGCTCGGGATTGCGACGGGCCCCAGCATTTCCGATGCGGTCAAGAACGTTGACGCGTGGGATAAGACGATGGCGAACAACGTCCGCTCGGGCAACGTTACGGAGGCGGCTGCTCAGTACGAGATCCTGCGTAAGGCGTGGCTTGCGGGCGACGGTGATCTGAAGGAGTTGGACGAGGCCACCAACGACTACAAGAACGCGCTCGCGGACCAGGCGTTCGAGCAGGAGCACGCGGTTCAGAGCATGGGTGTCTTCGGGCAGGCGGCGTTGGATACGTCGGCGAAGTTGGAGGCGCAGAAGGAGTCCGCGGACGGGCTGCGCGCGAGCATCCTCGCCCTGAACGACGTCAACCGCAGTGCGCATGACGCGCAGACCCAGTTCGGGGAAGCACTGGACGGGCTCACCGCCTCCTTCAAGGAGCACGGTGCGACGCTGAGTGCCGACACTGAGGCAGGCCGGGCGAACCGTGATGCGATGTCCGCGGCGTCTGCGGCGCAGGATGAGCTGCTCGCCTCCGGGATCGCGGCGGGCGATTCGCTGGGGTCGATGACGAAGAAGTCCGAGGAACTCCGCGCCGAGATGATGCGCCTCGCTGTGGACGCCTTCGACGGGAACAAGAAGAAAGCCCGCGAGTACGTCGATGAACTGCTCGGCACTCCGAGCGACATCAAGACCCTGGTGAAGCTGGAGCGCGAGGAAGCCATCACCGGGCTGAAGGACGTCCAGGCCGAGATCGAGAAGACGCCGGGCGCGAAGAAGGTCACGGTGGACACCCTCAACGGTGCTGCGATCGCGGCGCTGGAGAAGGTCGGGCTGAAGACGAAGCAACTCCCCGACGGACAGACCCAGGTGTTCACCGCGAACGGCCAGGCCCTCGGCCCCATCGGCTCGGTCCGGCAAGCCCTGGACAGCCTCAACGGCAAGACCGCCAACACGTACGTCAAGACCACCTACACCCGCCAGTACAACTACGCGGGCGTCGGCGCGGGCACCGCACGCTCCGGCCTCGCCGCAGGCGGCCGCGTCAAGGGCTACGCAGACGGCGGTGAACTCCAGCACTTCCCCAACGGCGGCTACATCCAAGGGCCGGGCGGCCCGCGCTCGGACAGCATCCTCGCCACGATGGGGTCCGGGGCGATGGCCCAGGTGTCGGACACCGAGTACGTAGTGCAGTCAGCGGCGGTGAAGAAATACGGGGTCCAGTTCCTCGACGCCCTCAACCAGGGCCGACTGAAGGTGGCAGCACTTGCCCGCGGCGGCGTCACCAAGAAGGAACGCGAGGCCCGCAAGCAAGCCCGCGGTGAGCTGACCATCTCCCACTTCGGGAAGATGGCCGGCTTCCAGGACCCCGAGTTCCGCAACCAACTGTCCAGCGACGCGAACGACACCGTGATGGACATGGTGAAACACCTCAACAAATGGCGCTCCGTCATCAAGAAGACGACGCACGGATTCGAGGAATCCCGGCTCACACGCTGGCTCGACCTGACCGGCAGAGCGCTGATCCGCCAGCAGGGCATTCTCGTGAAGACCAACAAGTCTTTGGAGAAGGCCAAGGACAAGCTCGACGGACTGAAGGACGCCGCCGGACAGCTCAAGAGCGGCGTGAAGTCGGGGATCATCAGCGGCGCCAACCTGACCCGCGCGGCGACGGCTGAGGACTCGCAGGTCACCATCAACACTCTCCTCAGTCAGGCCCGCGGGGACGCAGCGCAGGCCGGCGAGTTCGAAAGAGCGTTGGCGACGCTGAAGAAGCGTGGCGCGTCCGGCCGGGTCATTGAGCAGATTGCGGGCGCGGGCGTCACCGGCGGCGGCCTGGAGACGGCGCGCGCACTGCTGGGCGCAGACAAGGGGCAGATCAAGGAGCTCAACGTTCTCAACCAGTCCATCCGTCAGTCGGCGGACGACGCGGGTGACGTGGCCGCGGACGCCATGTACGGGGCTGGGATCAAGGCCGCGCAGGGTTTGGTGAAGGGCCTGGACAGCTACCGCAAGGTGATCGAAGCGGGCATGGAACGCATCGCCAAGAGCATGGAGCGGGGCATCAAAAAGTCGTTGAAGATCAAGTCTCCGTCGCAGGTGATGGAGACGATCGGCGAGCAGACCGCGGAAGGCTTCGCGCAAGGTATCCAACGCAACCGCAATGTGCAGCCGGCGTGGGCGTCGATGCTCAACATGCCCCGCGCCGGGTCGCGTGCTTCCGCACCAGCCGGCGGCACGGCCTCGTCGGGTTGGGGTGACCGCCCCGTGGCCGTCACGTTGCAGATCGGCAATACCGAGCTCGGTGAGGTCATCATCGACCCGGTGCGGAAGGCGATTTCTACGCGGGGCGGACTCAAGCGCGTGTTCCCGAGGGACTTCTGATGGCGTTCCCTGAGACGATCCTGCCCATCCAGGTCGACATCAGCCTCGACGGCTCGACGTGGACAGACATCACGTCCGACGTGCGCCGCGCCCAGCAGATCCGCATCACCCGCGGCCGCTCGGACTGGGGCCAGCAGGTCGACTTCGGCCGCTGCTCGTTCGCCCTGTCCAACACCGACGGCACCTACTCCCCGCGCAACCCGGAGGGCATCTACTACGGGCAGATCGGCCGCAACACCCCGGTCAGGGTGTCGGTGAACACGGGCAGCGTGGCGCTCGATCTGCCCGGATCCGCCGACGACTACATCTCGACCCCGGACGCCGCAGCCCTCGACATCGTCGGCGACATCGACATCCGTATCGACGCGACCCTTGCGAACTGGGTACTGCACGAATATCCGTCCGCCGGAGAGACCGCCTTCCCCACAACCGAACTGATCGCGAAACGGGCTTCGGGGCAGGTGTCGTGGGGGCTGTACATCAGGCAGGGGCGACCCTATTTCGAGTGGACCACTGACGGATCCACGATCAACACGGCTCACTCCTCCTTCGATCTTCCACTGACCGCCTCGGGGCGTATCGCGCTGCGGTTCACCATGGACGTCGACAACGGCGCCAGCGGATTCGACATCGCGTTCTACACGTCGGACACGATCGACGGGACGTGGACGGAACTTGATTCCGGCACGACCGCGGGGACGACGTCGATCCACAGCGGAACAGCAGATCTGAAGATCGGCGACTGTGACGAGTCGGCTCTGCGGAAGCCAGCACTGGGGCTGGTGCATGCTGCGCAGGTGTATTCCGGGATCGACGGGACGCTCGTCGCCAACCCGGATTTCACCGCACAGTCGGACGGGGCCACGTCGTTCAACGACTCGACAGGGATCACCTGGACAGTCGCCGGAAACACGGAGATCACCAACAGGAAAACGCGGTTCGTCGGCGAGATCGCCTCCTGGACTCCACGCTGGGAAACCGGCGGCCTCGATGTCGTGACCGAAGTAGAGGCCGCGGGTGTCATGCGACGTCTCGGCGTAGGCGTTGTCCCCACCAAGAGTGTGATGTACCGCGAGATGACGGCACCCGGTCGCATCGACGCGGGGATCGTCGCCTGCTGGCCGATGGAAGACGGTGGGAGCGCCACCGAGTTCGCGTCCGCGTTTGACGGGCATCCGGCGATACAGATCACCGGCACGGTGACGCCGGCGGCGTACGACGACTGGGTGGCATCCAGTGCGGTTGCGACGGTTGGTACGGGCTCGCTCAGGGTGTCGGTTCCGTCGTACACGGTCGACGCGTCAGGCCGCGGCCGCGTTGGCGTCTTTGTGAAAGTCCCTGCGGCAGGTGTGGTGTCGACGCAACGGCTGCTCTCGATCTCGCAGAGCGGCACGGCACGGACATGGTCGGTGTTCGTCAACACTTCGGGGAATCTCGATGTGCGGGCGTACGACGGTGACGGGACGCAGATCCATGCCTCCGGTTTCGGGGCGGACAGCGTCAACGGGCTGGAGAAATTCGTCCTGCTCATCCTGATCCAGGATGGCTCGGACGTCGACTACGAGCTTCTCGTCGTGGACATTGCCGACTCGCTGCTGACCGCTGTCCCGGACAATGCGTTCACCTCCTTCAGCATCACGGGAACAGTGGCCTCGTACACCACTGGTCGGTTCACGCAGATCCGGTTCGGTGAAGACGGTGCGATGAACAGCACCGCGATCGGACACCTGTCAGTGGGGAACGCGGCAACCTCACACACTGGCACCGCCGGCGCGCTGGTCGGCTGGACTGCCGAGGAGGCGCCGTCCCGGGTTGCCCGCATCGGCTCCGAGGAGGACATCCACGCCTATGCGACCGGGGCCGGCGATGAGCAGTGCGGGGCGCAGCCGGGGGGTACGGCGCTGGAGCTGATGCGGGCTGCGGACGACGTCGACAAGGGCATCCTGGCCGAGCTGCGCAGTGTGCTGGGCGTCCGGCACGTCACCCGTGCATCGCTGTACGACCAGGCATCCGCGCTGACGCTGGATTACCCGGGTGATGACGGGCTCGTGGCGCCGCTGGACCCGGTGGATGACGACCAGAACGTCACCAACGATGTCACCGAGGCCCGTGATGGCGGCTCGTCGGCGCGTGTCACTCTCGACACGGGGGCGTTGTCGACACTGGCCCCGCCGGACGGCATCGGCCTGTATGACACGTCGCATACGACGAACCTTTTGGACGACACGCAGCCGCTGCATCACGCCGGGTGGCGCCTCCATGTCGGTACGTGGGATGAGACCCGTCTGCCGCAGGTGACGGTGAACCTGGCGACCGCGCCGTCCAGTATCGAATCTGCCACGGCTGTCGACGTCGGCTCCCGGATCCAGATCACGAATCCGCCGGTGTGGCTGCCGCCGGACACGCTGGATCTGATGGTGCAGGGCTACAGCGAGGTCATGGCCAATTTCGAGTGGACGGTCACCTATAACTGCACGCCGTACGGGCCGTGGCTGGTGGCGTGGGTCGGTGATGACGACACGGTGGAGCAGGAGCTGGAGTTCGCGTGGGCCGACACGGAGGGGGCGGAGCTG